CTGTTGTTGCCAGATGTGGCGATTAGTCTTGACCGTACTGAAGGTGCCACGCTGGAGTTTTACGAAGCTGAGGCGAAAAAGCAGGCGAAGCAGTTTTTCATGGATGTTGCTGCCGGGTTATGTGAAGGGGATGGTCCGTTGCCGGAAAAGCGCCCCGTAATTTTAGAGGCGCAGGATGTGTTGATAACCTACAAAGGAAAGCTACCGGGAAGAATTACTTGTTCTCTGAAGATGCCGCCGTCAACACTGCGGTCAGAAAAAGATGATGTTGAATCACGTATTGAAAAACTGGAGAGCTACGTCGTTGAGCTGAATAAGAAATGGTCGATATTGGTGCCTTCTGGCGATGAAAAGCAGTTTGCTGCGTTTGACGATTATTGTCGGAAAGTGATGAGCAGAAATCTCGCAGAGTGTTTCAGTATTCATAATGATAATTTCAGTGAGCTGGAATGGGAGTGTAACCGGCCATCCTTTGTTGTATCCGGTGATGCTGGGAAAATAACCATCTCAGAAAATGGGAAAGTAACACCTCCATCGCACCAGCACAGTGAGGAGCTCATTGAATTTGCCATTGATTACCTGAAGAACAATAAAAAGCAGGGGCTGATGAAGCGCGTTGGCCGTTGCATGGGATATCTTCAGGTAGCCGCTGAGATTGAAGCGCTGGCCAGTGGTGCTGATAAGGATGCAATTGTGCGGGAGGCTCTTCTTCGTGATTTTAATACTCCACCCTTTAAAAAAGTGCCGGCTTACTGGCTTCATCCGGGGCTGACTTATCTTAAAGTGCGTATTTAGTGGGCCAGGGACAGCGGCTGAATATTTAATATATCCATGAACACCAAAATCAAATACGGCCTGTCGGCTGCCGTTCTGGCGCTGATTGCCGCTGGTGCGCCTGCGCCTGACATTCTCGACCAGTTTCTGGATGAAAAGGAAGGCAACCACACCACAGCATACCGTGATGGTGCAGGTATCTGGACCATCTGCCGTGGTGCCATCATGGTGGATGGCAAACCTGTCGTTCCGGGCATGAAGTTGTCGAAGGAAAAATGCGACCGGGTTAACGCCATTGAGCGTGATAAGGCGCTGGCATGGGTGGAGAAAAACATCAGAGTGCCATTGAGTGAACCCCAGAAAGCGGGGATCGCGTCATTCTGTCCGTACAACATTGGCCCCGGTAAGTGTTTTCCGTCGACGTTTTATAAACGAATTAATGCAGGTGATCGCAGGGGAGCGTGTGAGGCGATTCGCTGGTGGATTAAGGACGGTGGCAGAGACTGCCGTATTCGTTCAAACAACTGCTACGGTCAGGTATCCCGTCGTGACCAGGAGAGCGCGCTGGCGTGCTGGGGTATCGACAGATAAGCAGAATATTTTGCTGAAAAATAAGGTATGGCTACGCGGGCGGATAACACGAAATCCTGCGAACTGGCGAAACGTAAGTGAATAAAAGTAAAAACCCCGTTTGTTGGCACCAAGCGGGGTTTTGTGTTTCTGACCTTGAGTAAGGCAAGGGAGAACATGGCGAAGTATAAACGAATTCTGTTGAGGTTGACTATGAAAAATGGCCTTGAACTGAAAGCGCCTGTAACTGATGACATCAGCAGAGCACTGGCTTTTGCCATTAAGTGGGTGGCGGTCGGTGTTGCTGTGTCCCCGATGCTGTATGGGCTGGCAAAACTGGTCATTGCGTTGAAATCGTGAAGGGAGGATTAAGCATGTCAGACAAACTCATAACGCTGGCGAAGATCCTCTGTGTAATTGTCGGCATTTCATTTTCACTAATGCTGGTTGCTCTTTTTCTTTCCATGGCCTGGATGATGTTGTCTTCGTCGGGGTTGCTGGGGTGAACATAAACCGAATGCTTTCCGCGTTTATCGTTATTCTGCTGGTGGCCTGTGGTGCGCTGTGGATGGCAACAGACCATTACCGTGATAACGCGATTACCTACAAAGCGCAGCGCGATAACAAAGCCAGTGAACTGAAGCTGGCGAACGCAACCATTACTGATATGCAGGTGCGCCAGCGCGATGTTGCTGCGCTCGATGCAAAATACTCGAGGGAATTAGCCGATGCGAGAGCTGAAAATGAAACTCTTCGCGCTGACGTTGCCGCTGGTCGTAAGCGCCTGCGGATCAACGCCACCTGTCCAGGCTCCGTGCGTGAAGCCCCCACCACCTCCGGCGTGGATAATGCAACCGGCCCCCAACTGGCAGACACCGTTACACGGGATTATTTCACCCTCAGAGAGCGGCTGATGACGATGCACAAGCAACTGGAAGGGGCACAGGACTATATCCGCACTCAGTGCCTGAAATAAGTTTTGTTGATGCGCCGTATCGTCGCTATATTCCCTCATTAACAGAGACCGCAGCCCGACAGGGAGACTCCTCTGCGCGAGTGTGCGGGGATAATTAAAAACGATGCACACCGGGTTTTTACCGCGTTAATGATTCGCGGGTTTATCCCGGTGCGATGGTGGAAGAAACAGGAAGCTGTATTACAGAAAGTGCTACTACTGTATCCCGATGCGATGTATGTAATGTGAGTCAGATAATGGCACAGGATGTGGTGATGTGGCAGTCTGGAACACAGGATATATTGTCAGAATAAGACCCGTAGGAATAAAAATGAAAAGACGCCTTTTACTACTTTTTCTGTTATCTGTCCTGGCAGTGGGATGCTCGCAGCAAAAAGCTGATGAGCCCCGGCAATTAGTGACGGTGTATCCACGATATCCGGAATATGCTGCAGCAAATTATATCAAGGGGCTGGTTGAGGTTAAGTTCGATATTGGTGCTGATGGGACTGTGACACGGATCGTTTTTCTCCGCTCAGAGCCTCATAATTTGTTTCGTGATGAAGTGGTGAAGGCCATGGCGAAATGGCGATTTGAAAAGAATCGCCCCTGTCAGGGAGTGAAGAGACAATTTATCTTTACGCCGTCACGTCCTTGATGCTTCCAGGTAGAGAGGGGCTGGACGCAGGAGAAAAATGAAAGAGCCAGCGGTTATATTTTTGTCATGGCTGACGAGGAATGATGGAAGAAGGCGTTGTATGCCACACAACGCCTCACTGTTCATTTCTTCTTTTTCTCTGGTGGAACCCGATGAATAAGAGTTGCACTGGTTTCCGATGAGATGGCGATATACTCGGGCAAAGTATGCTGGCAGTTTTCCAACTGGTCAAAAATACCTGCTCTCGTCTGTTGCAATGCCTGCAGCATGCGGCGGCAATGCGCCTTGCTTTTACTAACCATCTTTCCTTCCTCTATCAGTCGCTGCGTGAACTCATCATGTAATACCAGGTAAATGCGGATGTTATCGGTTTTGGCTACGCAGCATAGTACAAAACGGACAGGTGCATCCCGGGACGGGGGAGGCGTCACATGTCCCTGTGATGGTTGTTCCGGGTAATGCACTGTGTGGGGCATAAAAATGTCCGATAATTTTACTTTCTACCGCAGTTAGTTGATTCGTTGGTCCTGGTAGCACATTGGGCGAGGATTTAAATGCCAGGCAACTGAAGGATGATGTTGCAAGGGAGATAGCGAGAATATTTCTGATTTTCATTTGATGATGCCTCTGTGTGAAATGACGGTAAACGACGCACTTGTGCCGGCACATAATAGCAAGCACCATAATAGATCAGATTCGATTCTTGCTGTAAGTGATAATTATTCTCGTTTTCGGGTCCTTTCCGTCGATCCAACAGGTTACGGGGCGGCGACCTCGCGGGTTTTCGCTATTTATGAAAATTTTCCGGGAACCATGTCCGGTTTCTCTTCAAGTTAACTATATGAAAAATAAAAAAAGAGGTCTTCTGTGAACCGGGCATGCACAAAAAATAGACATGTAAGCCGGACATGACCGGTTTTGTTGTGATTGTGAAGTGAGAGTTTTTGCGAGGTGAGGAGTGGCTACGCAGACTGAAGTTGCCAGGCATTTAAGTCTGACCGATCGCCAGCTTCGCAGATTGCAGAAATTGCCGGGTGCCCCGATATCGAATAAGCGAGGGCAACTGGATCTGGATGCCTGGCGCGATTTTTACATATCGTATCTGAGAAGAAGTAAAAACGATGTGCCTGATGGCGTTAGCGAAGACGACTATGAGGAGAAATTGCTTATTGCCAGATGGGAACTGACAGCAGAACAGGCTGTTACACAGCAGTTAAAAAATGAGGTGTCAAAAGGAAAACTTATTGATACCGGGTTCTGTATTTTTGCTCTCAGCAAGCTGGCAATGGCGTTATCCAGTACGCTTGATTCCATCCCTTTATCCATGCAGCGACAGTTTCCTGATTTAACACCGCGCCATCTTGACCATCTGAAAACCCTTATTGCGAAGGGGGCAAATCAGTGTGCGCGGGCGGGGGATAAATTACCGGATTTACTCGATGAATATATCAGAGCAACAACTGAATAATATGATGAGTGCTGTCACAACAGCATTACAGCCCCTGATAAGGGCATTGCCGGTGACGCCAGTTGAATGGGCTGATCAAAATTATTATCTGCCTAAAGAATCTTCATATGGTGAGGGAGAATGGAAAACGCTGCCGTTCCAGATCGCCATCATGAACAGCATGGGGAATGATCAGATCCGGACTGTTAATCTGATTAAATCTGCCCGTGTTGGCTATACAAAGATGTTGCTGGGGGTGGTCGGGTATTTTATTGAGCATAAATCCCGAAACAGTCTGCTTTTTCAGCCCACGGATTCTGCCGCTGAAGATTTTATGAAGTCTCACGTGGAGGCGACGATTCGGGATGTTCCCTGCCTGAAAAAACTTTCTCCATGGCTGGGGCGTAAACATCGTGACAATACTCTCACGCTGAAACGCTTTTCATCGGGTGTGGGCTTCTGGTGCCTGGGCGGCGCTGCCGCCAAAAACTACCGTGAAAAATCCGTGGACGTGGTCTGCTATGACGAACTTTCCTCGTTCGAACCGGATGTCGAAAAAGAGGGTTCGCCAACCCTGCTTGGGGATAAACGTATTGAGGGCTCTGTATGGCCCAAATCCATTCGCGGCTCGACGCCTAAAATCAAAGGCACCTGCCAGATCGAAAAAGCGGCCAACGAGTCGGCGCATTTCATGCGTTTTTATGTGCCCTGCCCACACTGTGGGGAGGAGCAGTATCTGAAATTTGGCGATGAATCCACGCCTTTTGGCCTTAAATGGGAGAAGGACAGCCCCGAAAGCGTTTTCTACCTCTGTGAACATCATGGCTGCGTGATCCATCAGTCTGAGCTTGACCAAAGCAACGGGCGGTGGATCTGTGAAAACACGGGGATGTGGACCCGTGACGGTCTGACGTTTTTCAGCGCCGCGGATAATGAAATTCCGCCGCCGCGCTCCATCACGTTCCATATCTGGACAGCGTACAGTCCATTCACCACCTGGGTACAGATAGTCTATGACTGGCTGGATGCACTGAAAGATCCCAACGGCCTGAAAACCTTTGTGAACACCACGCTGGGCGAGACCTGGGAAGAGGCCGTGGGCGAAAAACTCGATCACCAGGTACTGATGGATAAGGTCGTGCATTACACGGCGGCGGTGCCTGCCCGGGTGGTTTATCTGACGGCGGGCATTGACTCGCAGCGAAACCGTTTTGAGATGTATGTCTGGGGATGGGCACCGGGAGAGGAAGCTTTTCTGGTGGATAAAATCATCATTATGGGGCGTCCTGATGAGGAAGAGACGCTGTTACGTGTGGATGCGGCGATCAACAAAAAATACCGCCATGCGGATGGCACCGAAATGACCATTTCCCGTGTCTGCTGGGACACCGGGGGGATCGATGGTGAAATCGTCTACCAGAGGTCAAAAAAACACGGTGTTTTCCGTGTGCTGCCGGTAAAAGGCGCGTCTGTCTATGGCAAGCCGGTGATCACCATGCCGAAAACCCGCAATCAGCGGGGCGTTTATCTGTGTGAAGTGGGGACGGACACCGCAAAAGAAATTCTCTATGCCCGTATGAAAGCCGAGCCCACGCCTGCGGATGAAGCCACGTCGTATGCCATCCGTTTTCCTGATGATCCGGAGATTTTTTCGCAGACAGAGGCGCAGCAACTGGTCGCGGAAGAGCTTGTGGAGAAGTGGGAAAAAGGAAAGATGCGTCTGCTGTGGGATAACAAAAAGCGGCGTAACGAAGCGCTGGACTGCCTGGTGTATGCCTACGCGGCATTACGTGTGTCCGTGCAACGCTGGCAGCTTGATCTGGCTGTACTGGCAAAATCCCGGGAAGAAGAGACGACCCGGCCAACCCTTAAAGAACTGGCAGCGAAGCTGTCCGGAGGAGTGAATGGTTACAGTCGCTGAACTGCAGGCGCTGCGTCAGGCGCGCCTTGATTTATTAACCGGTAAACGGGTGGTGTCTGTCCAGAAAGATGGACGAAGAATTGAATATACGGCGGCCTCTCTGGATGAGCTTAACCGGGCGATCAATGATGCGGAGTTGGTACTGGGGACAACCCGCCGTCGCCGTCGTCCGCTGGGAGTGAGGTTATGAAACGAACGCCTGTCCTGATTGATGTGAACGGCGTTCCGCTTCGTGAGAGTCTCAGCTACAACGGGGGCGGCGCAGGATTTGGCGGGCAAATGGCGGAGTGGTTGCCACCAGCGCAGAGTGCCGATGCAGCCCTGCTGCCTGCGTTGCGTCTGGGGAATGCCCGGGCAGATGATCTGGTGCGCAATAACGGGATAGCGGCTAATGCGGTGGCTCTGCATAAGGATCACATTGTCGGGCATATGTTTCTGATCAGCTACCGTCCGAACTGGCGCTGGCTGGGGATGCGGGAGACTGCGGCAAAAAGTTTTGTCGATGAGGTGGAGGCGGCCTGGTCGGAATACGCCGAAGGGATGTTTGGCGAGATCGACGTGGAAGGGAAACGCACGTTTACGGAATTTATCCGTGAAGGTGTGGGCGTTCATGCGTTTAACGGCGAAATCTTTGTGCAGCCGGTCTGGGATACGGAAACCACGCAGTTATTCCGTACGCGTTTTAAAGCCGTGAGTCCGAAACGGGTGGACACGCCAGGACACGGTATGGGGAACCGTTTTCTGCGGGCCGGTGTGGAGGTCGATCGATATGGTCGTGCCGTTGCGTACCATATCTGTGAGGATGATTTTCCGTTCTCTGGTAGTGGACGATGGGAACGGATCCCGCGTGAACTTCCCACCGGGCGTCCGGCCATGCTGCATATTTTCGAGCCGGTGGAGGACGGGCAGACCCGTGGGGCTAATCAGTTTTACAGCGTCATGGAACGGCTGAAGATGCTCGATTCCCTGCAGGCAACACAGCTTCAGTCGGCCATAGTGAAGGCGATGTATGCAGCGACGATTGAAAGTGAACTTGATACCGAAAAGGCCTTTGAATATATCGCCGGCGCGCCACAGGAGCAGAAGGATAATCCGCTTATTAATATTCTGGAGAAGTTCTCCAGCTGGTATGACACGAATAACGTGACACTGGGCGGTGTCAAAATTCCGCACCTTTTCCCTGGTGATGATCTGAAACTACAGACAGCGCAGGATTCAGACAATGGATTTTCTGCGCTTGAACAGGCGCTGCTGCGGTATATCGCCGCCGGTCTTGGCGTTTCCTACGAACAGTTGTCCCGTGATTACTCGAAGGTCAGTTACTCAAGTGCCCGCGCCTCCGCCAATGAGTCGTGGCGCTATTTTATGGGGCGGCGAAAATTTATTGCGTCCCGGCTGGCCACGCAGATGTTTTCCTGCTGGCTGGAAGAGGCACTTCTTCGGGGGATTATTCGTCCGCCACGGGCACGTTTTGATTTTTATCAGGCGCGATCAGCCTGGTCACGGGCTGAGTGGATTGGAGCCGGAAGAATGGCCATTGACGGGCTCAAGGAGGTTCAGGAATCAGTGATGCGCATTGAGGCCGGACTGAGCACGTATGAGAAAGAGCTGGCGCTGATGGGCGAGGATTATCAGGACATTTTCCGCCAGCAGGTCAGGGAATCTGCAGAGCGGGAAAAAGCCGGACTCTCACGTCCGGTGTGGATAGCGCAGGCGTATCAGCAGCAGATAGCGGAGAGTCGCAGGCCGGAAGAGGAGACAACACCACGTGAGACGTAATCTTTCACACATTATTGCAGCAGCATTCAATGAACCGCTGCTTCTGGAGCCCGCCTATGCGCGGGTTTTCTTTTGCGCGCTCGGGCGCGAGATGGGGGCAGCAAGTCTTTCGGTACCACAACAGCAGGTACAGCTTGATGCACCCGGAATGCTGGCTGAAACGGACGAGTACATGGCCGGAGGTAAACGACCGGCCCGTGTTTACCGGGTGGTGAACGGTATTGCGGTACTGCCGGTGACCGGCACGCTGGTGCACCGGCTGGGGGGGATGCGGCCATTTTCCGGAATGACTGGCTATGACGGCATTGTCGCCTGTCTTCAGCAGGCAATGGCAGATAGCCAGGTGCGGGGCATACTGCTGGACATTGACAGTCCGGGCGGGCAGGCCGCCGGCGCGTTTGACTGCGCTGACATGATTTACCGCCTCCGGCAGCAGAAGCCGGTCTGGGCACTGTGTAATGACACGGCCTGTTCTGCAGCCATGCTGCTGGCGTCGGCCTGCTCCCGACGGCTGGTTACCCAGACATCCCGTATCGGCTCCATTGGCGTGATGATGAGCCATGTCAGCTATGCCGGTCATCTGGCGCAGGCCGGTGTGGATATCACGCTGATTTATGCCGGGGCGCACAAGGTGGATGGCAATCAGTTTGAAGCGTTGCCGGCAGAGGTTCGCCAGGACATGCAGCAGCGGATTGATGCGGCGCGCCGGATGTTTGCCGAAAAAGTGGCGATGTATACCGGTCTGTCTGTTGATGCCGTCACGGGAACAGAGGCTGCCGTTTTTGAAGGTCAGTCCGGCATTGAGGCCGGGCTGGCGGATGAATTAATCAATGCGTCGGATGCCATCAGTGTGATGGCCACGGCGCTGAACAGTAATGTCAGAGGAGGCACTATGCCGCAATTAACTGCAACGGAAGCCGCCGTGCAGGAGAACCAGCGAGTGATGGGGATCCTGACATGCCAGGAAGCGAAAGGACGTGAACAGCTTGCCACGATGCTGGCAGGGCAACAGGGCATGAGCGTTGAACAGGCCCGGGCGATTCTGGCCGCGGCGGCACCGCAGCAGCCGGTGGCATCCGCACAGAGTGAAGCCGATCGCATTATGGCGTGTGAAGAAGCGAACGGTCGTGAACAACTGGCAGCAACGCTGGCGGCGATGCCGGAGATGACGGTGGAAAAAGCCCGCCCGATCCTGGCTGCTTCACCGCAGGCGAATGCCGGGCCCTCACTTCGTGATCAGATCATGGCACTGGATGAGGCAAAAGGGGCTGAGGCGCAGGCTGAACAGCTGGCTGCCTGCCCGGGAATGACTGTGGAGAGCGCCCGGGCTGTGCTGGCTGCGGGATCAGGTAAGGCAGAACCGGTCTCTGCATCCACAACCGCCCTGTTTGAACATTTCATGGCGAACCATTCACCGGCTGCGGTCCAGGGGGGCGTGTCACAGGCGTCAGAAGACGGTGATGCGGACGTGAAAATGCTCATGGCCATGCCATGAAGTCAGTGCTGAACATCAATACGAGGTTTTAACAATATGGTGACGAAAACCATCACTGAACAGCGTGCGGAAGTACGTATTTTTGCCGGTAATGATCCGGCTCACACCGCCACAGGCAGCAGCGGGATTTCCTCGGCAACACCGGCACTGACACCCCTGATGCTGGATGGGGCCACCGGGAAACTGGTGGTCTGGGACGGACAGAAAGCCGGTAGTGCGGTTGGCATACTGGTACTGCCGCTTGAAGGCACAGAGGCGGTGCTGACGTATTACAAGTCGGGGACCTTTGCGACGGAGGCAATCCGCTGGCCTGAAAGTGTGGATGAACACAAAAAGGCCAACGCCTTTACCGGCAGTGCCCTGAGTCACGCGGCGCTGCCGTAACACGTTATCAGGCCACCGCGTTGGCCTGACTGATTTCTTAATGAAAGGAACTGATTTATGGGATTGTTTACGACCCGCCAGTTACTCGGTTATACCGAACAAAAAGTTAAATTCCGTGCGCTGTTTCTGGAGCTGTTTTTCCGCCGCACGGTGAATTTCCACACCGAAGAGGTGATGCTGGACAAAATTACCGGAAAAACGCCGGTGGCGGCCTATGTCTCCCCGATCGTTGAAGGAAAAGTGCTTCGCCATCGCGGTGGTGAAACCCGCGTGTTACGTCCGGGCTACGTCAAGCCCAAACACGAATTTAATTACCAGCAGGCGGTTGAGCTCCTTCCTGGTGAAGATCCGGCTCAGCTGAACGACCCGGCCTACCGTCGTCTGCGTATCATTACCGATAACCTCAAACAGGAAGAGCACGCCATTGTCCAGGTGGAAGAAATGCAGGCGGTGAATGCCGTGCTGTATGGCAAATACACCATGGAAGGGGATCAGTTTGATACTGTCGAGGTGGATTTCGGGCGCTCTGAAGGAAATAACATTGAGCAGGCTGACGGTAAAAAATGGTCTGAGCAGGACCGTGATACGTTTGATCCGACGCATGATATTGACCTCTACTGCGATCAGGCCAGCGGCCTTGTGAATATCGCCATTATGGACGGTACGGTCTGGCGTCTGCTGAATGGCTTTAAGCTGTTCCGCGAAAAACTGGATACCCGTCGCGGCTCAAATTCACAACTCGAAACGGCAGTGAAAGACCTGGGGGCGGTGGTGTCCTTCAAGGGGTATTACGGCGATCTGGCCATTGTGGTGGCGAAAACGTCTTATGTGGCAGAGGACGGTACCGAAAAACGTTATCTGCCGGAGGGCACACTGGTCCTGGGGAATACGGCAGCAGAGGGCATTCGTTGCTATGGTGCCATTCAGGATGCGCAGGCGTTGTCCGAAGGTGTGGTGGCCTCTTCCCGTTATCCGAAACACTGGCTGACTGTGGGCGATCCGGCCCGTGAATTCACCATGACGCAGTCCGCACCGCTGATGGTGCTGCCGGATCCGGATGAGTTTGTGGTGGTACAGGTGAAATAATCCGTGAGCGGGGGCGAAATGCCCCCGTGTCTTTTTTCACAGGAGGCTGAGATGGCAACAAAAGAAGAAAATCTGAATCGTCTTCGTCAACTGGCTGGCCTGCTGGGGCGCGAGGCGGATATGTCGGGGAGTGCTGCGGATATTGCTCAACGTGTGTCTGAGTGGGAAGAGGAGCTTGCTGTTTCCCCGGAGGGCATTATGCACTCTGATGAGAGCGGGGCTGATCAAAATCACACAGACGATGGTGAGCAGTTGCACAACACTGATGCTACGGATGATGTTAAAGCGGTCCGTGTGCGGAAATGCCTGCATGTGATGGGGTATTGCCCGGAGACAGGCCGTCCCGTTGAACTGACGTACCGGGGCATGCGTGTTATGGTGCCATCACCACTGGCGACAGCCATGATACAGCACGGAACGGCTGAGCATGCGTGATTTTCAGAATGCCTTTGATGCTGCCCTTGCCGGGGTGGACAGCACGATTGTTGAAGTGATGGGGCTCTGTGCGCAGTTCACCTCGGGAGCACAGCGTGGAAGCGAAGTTCAGGGGGTTTTTGACGATCCGGAGTCGCTGGGTTTTGCCGGTGGCGGGGTCCGTATTGAAGGAAGCAGCCCGTCATTATTTGTGCGGACGGATACGGTGCGTGCCGTGCGGCGTGGTGACACGCTGACCATTAACGGCGAGATGTTCTGGGTGGATCGTGTTTCTCCGGATGACGGGGGCAGCTGTTATCTCTGGCTCAACCGTGGGCAACCACCCGCTGTTAACCGGCGACGATAAACGCAGGGTGAAATTATGGCGATAAAAGGGCTTGATCAGGCGATTGATAATCTGAGCCGGGTTCGTAAAAACGCCATTCCGGCGGCTTCAGCAATGACGATTAACCGCGTGGCCACAACGGCGATTAATCAGTCTTCATCACAGGTTGCCCGGGAGACAAAGGTACGCCGGAAACTGGTAAAGGAACGGTCCAGACTGAAACGGGCGACGGTCAGAAATCCGAACGCAAAAATTATCGTTAACCGCGGTGATCTTCCAGTGATTAAGCTGGGGATCAGGATGCTGGGCCGTCGTCCGAACAGCATACTTAAAGCCGGTCAGCATCGGTATCAGCGGGCATTCATTCAGCGATTAAAAAACGGTCGCTGGCATGTCATGCAGCGTGTGGCCGGGAAAAACCGTTACCCTATTGATGTGGTGAAAATCCCGATGGCGGCCCCACTGAAACAGGCGTTTGATGAGAATGTTGACCGTATCCGGTGTGAACGCCTGCCCGGAGAACTGGCATCCGCGCTGAAACAACAACTGAGGATTGCGATAAAACGATGAAACACACTGACATTCGTGCCGCAGTGCTGGATGCACTCGAGCAGCATGAACACGGGGCGACGCTGTTTGATGGTCGCCCCGTTGTTTTTGACGAAGAGGATTTTCCTGCGATCGCGGTTTATCTGACGGATGCAGAGTATACCGGTGAAGAGCTGGATGCAGATACCTGGCGGGCCACGCTGCATATTGAGGTGTTTTTACCGGCACAGGTACCGGATTCAGAGCTTGATCAGTGGATGGAAAGCCGGATTTACCCGGCGATGACCGCGATCCCGGCACTGGCAGGACTGATTACCACGATGGTTACGCAGGGCTATGAGTATCGTCGTGATGACGATATGGCGTTATGGAGTTCTGCAGATCTGACTTATTCCATTACATACGAGATGTGAGGACGATATGGCAACACCAAATCCCCTTGAGCCGGTAAAAGGTGCCGGTACCACTCTGTGGGTTTACAACGGCAAGGCTGATGCTTATGCAAACCCGTTGTCAGACGATGGCTGGCAGCGACTGGCTAAGGTGAAGGATCTGACGCCGGGCGAGATGACGGCTGAACCCTACGATGATAACTACCTGGATGATGAAGACGCGGACTGGACCGCGACCGGGCAGGGACAGAAATCTGCAGGTGATACCAGTTTTACGCTGGCCTGGAAACCGGGAGAGGAAGGTCAGAAAGGGCTTATAGGCTGGTTTGAAAGCGGCGATGTCCGGGCCTATAAAATCCGTTTTCCGAATGGCACGGTGGATGTGTTTCGTGGCTGGGTCAGCAGTATCGGTAAGGCCGTGACGGCGAAAGAAGTGATCACCCGCACGGTGAAAGTCACTAACGTGGGTAAACCTTCTGTAGCGGAAGAACGCAGCAAAATTACGCCGGTCACTGCGATTAAGGTAACGCCGACAGGTACGGTTGAAAAAGGGAAAACAACCACCCTGACCGTTACTGTGGAACCGGAAAATGCAACGGATAAGACATTCAGGGCGATTTCCGCCGATCCATCAAAAGCCACCATTAGCGTGAAAGATATGACGATTACTGTGACGGGGGTTAAGGATGGAAAAGTCAGCATCCCTGTGATTTCCGGTAATGGTCAGTTTGCTGCGGTGGCTGAAATTACCGTTAATAATGTGCCGGGTGGCTAAAGAGCTGAGAGATAAGCGATGTTCCTGAAAACAGAACAATTTGAATATAACGGTGTATCCGTCACGCTTTCTGAGCTGTCTGCGCTGCAGCGTATTGAGCATCTTGCCCTCCTGAAACGGCGGGCAGAAGAGGCTGAAGCCAGCGGCAACCTGCAGGTGAGTGTGGAAGATCTTGTCAGAACCGGCGCGTTTCTGGTGGCGATGTCCCTGTGGCATAACCATCCACAGAAAACGCAGTCACCGTCAATGAATGAGGCCGTGATGAAGATAGAGCAGGAAGTGCTCACCACCTGGCCTGCCGATGCCATTGCCCGGGCGGAAGACGTGGTGTTGTGCCTGTCCGGGATGATCGAAGCTGTTCGTCCGGATACTGATATTACTGAAGTGGCGAAAAATAACACGCTGACTGATGATGATTTTTCTGCGGGAAAGTCTTCGACGGCGAGCTGAACTTTGCCCTCAGACTGGCGCGTGAGATGGGGAGACCCGACTGGCGCGCCATGCTTGCCGGGATGACATCCACCGAATATGCCGACTGGCACCGTTTTTACCGCACGCATTATTTTCAGGATACCCAGCTGGATATGCATTTTTCCGGGCTGACGTACGCTGTACTCAGCCTGTTTTTTTGCGATCCGGATATGCATCCCTCTGATTTCAGTCTGCTTGTCCCCCGGCATGAGGAAGAACAGGTGGAGAGGCCGGATGAGGACAAAATGCTGATGCAGAAAGCGGCAGGACTTGCCGGAGGCGTCCGGTTCGGTGGGGACGGAGGGCGCGATATTTTATCGTCTGCGGATGTGGCGGATGTCATGGTGGATGATGCCGCATTAATGATGGCTTCAGCGGGGATTCCGGGAGGTGTGAGATATGTCCCAGCCGGTTGGTGATCTTGTTATTGACCTTAGTCTGGATGCTGTCCGTTTCGATGAGCAGATGAGCCGGGTAAGGCGTCATTTTTCAGGTCTGGATACCGACGCCAGAAAAACCGCCAGTGCTGTTGAACAGGGCCTGAGCCGCCAGGCGCTGGCTGCACAAAAAGCAGGGATTTCCGTCGGGCAGTATAAAGCGGCCATGCGAACCCTGCCCGCACAGTTTACGGATATCGCCACGCAGCTTGCCGGTGGTCAGAATCCCTGGCTGATCCTGCTGCAACAGGGCGGTCAGGTGAAGGACTCCTTCGGCGGGATGATCCCCATGTTCAGGGGGCTTGCCGGTGCGATCACCCTGCCGATGGTCGGGGTCACCTCGCTGGCGGTGGCGACAGGTGCGCTGGTGTACGCCTGGTACCAGGGAGATTCCACGCTTTCAGCGTTTAATAAAACCCTGGTTCTTTCCGGTAATCAGTCCGGACTGACTGCCGATCGCATGCTGACGCTCTCCAGAGCCGGACAGGCCGCAGGGCTGACGTTTAACCAGGCGAGTGAGTCACTGGCAGCCATGGTGAATGCCGGTGTGCGTGGTGGTGAACAGTTTGATGCCATCAACCAGAGTGTCGCGCGTTTTGCTTCTGCATCCGGTGTGGAGGTGGACAAGGTTGCAGAGGCTTTCGGAAAACTGACCACTGACCCGACGTCGGGGCTGATTGCGATGGCGAAGCAGTTCCATAACGTGACGGCGGAGCAGATTGCGTATGTTGCTCAGTTGCAGCGTTCCGGCGATGAAACCGGGGCATTGCAGGCGGCGAACGAGGCCGCAACGAAAGGGTTTGATGACCAGACCCGCCGCCTGAAAGAGAACATGGGCACGCTGGAGACCTGGGCAGACAGGACAGCGCGGGCATTCAAATCCATGTGGGATGCGGTGCTGGATATTGGTCGTCCTGATACCGCGCAGGAGATGCTGATTAAGGCAGAGGCTGCGTTTAAGAAAGCAGACGACATCTGGAATCTGCGCAAGGATGATTATTTTGTTAACGATGAAGCGCGGGCGCGTTACTGGGATGATCGTGAAAAGGCCCGTCTTGCGCTTGAAGCCGCCCGAAAGAAGGCTGAGCAGCAGACTCAACAGGACAAAAATGCGCAGCAGCAGAGCGATACCGAAGCGTCACGGCTGAAATATACCGAAGAGGCGCAGAGGGCTTACGAACGGCTGCAGACGCCGCTGGAGAAATATACCGCCCGTCAGGAAGAACTGAACAAGGCACTGAAAGACGGGAAAATCCTGCAGGCGGATTACAACACGCTGATGGCGGCGGCGAAAAAGGATTATGAAGCGACGCTGAAAAAGCCGAAACAGTCCGGCGTGAAGGTGTCTGCGGGCGATCGTCAGGAAGACAGTGCTCATGCTGCCCTGCTGACGCTTCAGGCAGAACTCCGGACGCTGGAGAAGCATGCCGGAGCGAATGAGAAAATCAGCCAGCAGCGCCGGGATTTGTGGAAGGCGGAGAGTCAGTTCGCGGTACTGGAGGAGGCGGCGCAACGTCGCCAGCTGTCTGCACAGGAGAAATCCCTGCTGGCGCATAAAGATGAGACGCTGGAGTACAAACGCCAGCTGGCTGCACTTGGCGACAAGGTTACGTATCAGGAGCGCCTGAACGCGCTGGCGCAGCAGGCGGATAAATTCGCACAGCAGCAACGGGCAAAACGGGCCGCCATTGATGCGAAAAGCCGGGGGCTGACTGACCGGCAGGCAGAACGGGAAGCCACGGAACAGCGCCTGAAGGAACAGTATGGCGATAATCCGCTGGCGCTGAATAACGTCATGTCAGAGCAGAAAAAGACCTGGGCGGCTGAAGACCTGCTTCGCGGGAACTGGATGGCAGGCCTCAGGTCCGGCTGGAGTGAGTGGGAAGAGAGTGCCACGGACAGTATGTCGCAGGTAAAAAGTGCTGCCACGCAGACCTTTGACGGTATTGCACAGAATATGGCAGCGATGCTGACCGGCAGCGAACAGAACTGGCGTGGTTTCACCCGTTCTGTGCTGTCCATGCTGACAGAGATTTTTCTGAAGCAGGCGATGGTGGGGATAGTCGGGAGTATCGGCAGCGCCATTGGCGGTGCTTTCGGTGGTGGTGCGTCTGCCTCCACGGGGACGGCCATTCAGGCTGCGGCGGCGAACTTCCATTTCGCGACCGGGGGATTTACGGGGACGGGGGGTAAATATGAACCTGCGGGGATTGTTCATCGCGGGGAGTTTGTCTTCACGAAGGAGGCGACCAGCCGGATTGGTGTCGGCAATCTGTACCGCCTGATGCGGGGCTATGCGGAAGGTGGTTATGTCGGCGGTGCCGGAAGTCCGGCGCAGATGCGGCGGGCGGAAGGCATTAATTTTAATCAGAACAATCACGTGGTGATTCAGAACGACGGCCCCAACGGGCGGGCAGGGCCGCAGCTGATGAAAGCGGTGTATGAGATGGCCCGCAAGGGGGCACAGGATGAACTCCGGCTGCAGTTGCGTGATGGCGGTATGTTATCAGGGAGCGGTGGATGAAAACCTTTCGCTGGAAAGTGAAGCCGGATATGGAGGTGAACTCGCAGCCATCGGTGCGTGAAGTGCGTTTTGGTGACGGGTACTCACAGCGTATGGCGGCAGGGCTGAATGCTGACCTGAAAACATACAGGGTGACGCTTTCCGTGACCCGGGAGGAGGCCCGGCATCTGGAAGCGTTCCTGGCAGAGCACGGTGGCTGGAAGGCATTTTTGTGGAAGCCACCCTATGCATACCGGCAGATAAAGGTGACCTGTGCCGGGTGGTCTGCGCGGGTCGGGATGTTGCGCGTTGAGTTCAGCGCGGAGTTTAAGCAGGTGGTGAACTGATGCAGGATATTCGCGAAGAAAGTCTGAACGAGTCGGTTAAGTCAGAGCAGTCACCGCGGGTGGTACTCTGGGAAATCGACCTGACGGTACAGGGTGGTGAGCGGTATTTTTTCTGTAATGAGCTGAATGAAAAAGGGGAGCCGGTCACCTGGCAGGGGCGTAAGTATGAGGCATACCCGATTGACGGCAGCGGCTTTGAGATGAACGGCCGGGGCAGCAGTGCCAGACCGTCGCTGACGGTGTCCAATCTGTTCGGTCTGGTCACCGGGATGGCGGAAGACCTGCAGAGTCTGGTGGGGGCCACGGTGGTCCGCCGCCGGGTGTATGCCCGTTTTCTGGATGCGGTGAATTTCGTTGCGGGCAATCCGGAGGCGGACCCGGAGCAGGAGCTGAGTGACCGCTGGGTGGTGGAGCAGATGTCGCAGCTGACAGCCATGACGGCCTCGTTTGTGCTGGCTACACCGACCGAGACGGACGGGGCGCTGTTTCCCGGTCGCATCATGCTGGCGAACACCTGTATGTGGGATTACCGGGGAGATGAATGCGGGTATAACGGTCCTGCGGTGGCGGATGAGTTCGACAACCCCACCACGGATATCCGTAAGGACAGATGCAGCAAGTGCATGCGCGGGTGTGAGATGCGCGGCATGGTGGCTAATTTTGGCGGTTTCCTTTCCATTAACAAACTTTCGCAGTAAATCCAATGACACAGACAGAATCAGCGATTCTGGCGCATGCCCGGCGGTGTGTGCCTGCGGAGTCGTGCGGCTTAGTGGTGAGAACGCCGGAGGGGGAGCGGTATATCCCTTGTGTGAATATCTCTGCAGAGCCGGAGGCGTATTTTCGTATTGCACCGGAAGACTGGCTGCGGGCAGAGATGCAGGGGGAGATTGTGGCACTGGTCCACAGTCATCCCGGTGGGCTGCCCTGGCTGAGCGAGGCTGACCGGCGGCTGCAGATAAAAAGCGCACTGCCCTGGTGGCTGGTCTGCCGGGGTGACATTCACAAATTCCGCTGTGTGCCACATCTGACGGGACGGCGCTTTGAGCACGGGGTGACGGACTGTTACACGCTGTTCCGGGATGCTTATCATCTGGCGGGGACTGAGATGCCGGATTTTCATCGCGAGGATGACTGGTGGCGTCACGGTCAGAATCTCTATCTGGATAATCTGGAGGCCACAGGGCTGTATCAGGTGCCGTTGTCAGCGGCGCAGCCGGGCGATGTGCTGCTGTGCTGTTTTGGTTCATCGGTGCCGAATCATGCCGCCATTTACTGTGGTGACGGCGAGCTGCTGCACCATATTCCTGAACAACTGAGTAAACGGGAGAGGTATTCCGAAAAATGGCAACGACGAACGCATTCTGTCTGGCGTCACCGCCACTGGCACGCATCTGCCTTCACGGGGATTTGCAACGATTTGGCCGCCGCCTCAGCCTGTATGTGAACACGGCAGCGGAAGCCATCCGTGCCCTGTCGTTACAGGTGCCGGGCTTTCGCCGTCAGATGAACGAAGGCTGGTACCAGATACGTATTGCCGGTGATGACACGGCACCGGAGGCGGTGTACGCCCGTCTTCACGAACAGCTGGGTGAGGGAACGGTCATCCACATTGTGCCGCGACTGGCCGGAGCCGGAAAGGGCGGACTGCAGATTGTGCTGGGGGCGGCAGCCATCGTGGGCTCTTTCTTCACGGCCGGTGCCTCGATGGTGTTATGGGGTACAGCCCTGAGTGCCGGCGGTTTTTCTGCCACCACGATGCTGTTTTCACTGGGGGCCAGCATGATACTGGGCGGTGTGGCCCAGATGCTGGCCCCGAAGGCAAAAACACCGGATTACCGCGCAACGGATAACGGCAGACAGAACACGTACTTTTCCTCGCTGGATAACATGATTGCCCAGGGGAACCCGATGCCGGTGCCTTACGGGGAAATGCTGGTTGGCTCCCGCCGTATATCCCAGGACATCAGCACCCGTGATGAAGGCGGGGGCGGAAAGGTCGTGGTTATCGGGCGGCAGGGGTAAAAAGAATAAAAAAATCCCGCAGTGATCGCGGACAGGAACTGCGGGAGAGTTACGAAGATTAAGTGTAAGGAATTATTCTTATATCACGACAAAAAAATTAACGCAGAGAAATTATACGCGCCACAGTCAGTTTGTGAAAATGTGAAGATATTCAGAATTTTTATGCCATTACCGGTTTTAACCAACAGGATTATCGGTGGGCATGAAAGAAAACCCCGGTATCTGCTGATACCGGGGTTTCTCTTTAGCATGGCAGAAATGTGTTTCATGCTTTTCGGGCGAAGGATATCCGACTTCTGTACGGAATGGCAAGTGGCGGTTAATTTATTCAGGGGAAGGCTGTATGGGAAAAGGTGGCGGTAAGGCACACACGCCTCGTGAGGCGAAGGATAATCTCAAATCCACGCAGATGATGAGTGTGATTGATGCGATTGGTGAGGGACCGATAGAAGGTCCGGTGAAGGGACTGCAGAGTATTCTGGTGAACAAAACCCCGCTGACGGACACGGACGGTAATCCCGTGATACACGGTGTGACTGCGGTCTGGCGTGCCGGGGAGCAGGAGCAGACACCACCGGAAGGCTTTGAGTCCTCCGGAGCTGAAACCGGACTGGGCGTGGAAGTGACGAAGGCAAAACCGGTGACGCGCACCATTACGTCCGCGAACATTGACCGCCTGCGGGTTACCTTCGGGGTGCAGTCACTGGTGCAGACCACGTCAAAGGGCGACCGTAATCCTTCCTCTGTCCGGATTCTGATTCAGTTACAGCGTAATGGCCGCTGGGTGACGGAAAAGGATGTCACCATTAACGGCAAGACCACCTCGCAGTTCCTGGCCTCGGTGATTCTGGATAATCTGCCTCCCCGGCCCTTTAACATCCGGATGGTCAGGGAGACGGCGGACAGCACCACGGACCAGCTGCAGAATAAGACGCTGTGGTCGTCATACACCGAAATCATCGATGTGAAACAGTGCTACCCGAACACGGCCATTGTGGGGCTGCAGGTGGATGCGGAGCAGTTCGGCGGCCAGCAGATGACGGTGAACTACCATATCCGCGGTCGCATCATCCAGGTGCCGTCAAACTATGACCCGGAAAAACGCACGTACAGTGGTATCTGGGACGGCAGCCTGAAACCGGCATACAGCAACAACCCGGCCTGGTGTCTGTGGGACATGCTGACTCACCCGCGCTACGGCATGGGAAAACGTCTGGGGGCGGCGGATGTGGACAAGTGGGCGCTGTATGCCATCGGGCAGTACTGCGACCAGACGGTCCCGGATGGTTTCGGGGGGACCGAGCCGCGGATGACCTTTAATGCGTACCTGGCACAACAGCGTAAGGCGTGGGACGTTCTCAGTGATTTCTGCTCTGCGATGCGCTGTATGCCGGTATGGAACGGCCAGACGCTGATGTTCGTTCAGGACCGTCCGTCGGATGTGGTGTGGCCGTACACCAACAGCGATGTGGTGGTGGATGATAACGGCGTGGGTTTCCGCTACAGCTTCAGTGCCCTGAAGGACCGGCACACGGCAGTGGAGGTGAATTACACCGACCCGCAGAACGGCTGGCAGACCTCCACGGAACTGGTGGAAGACCCGGAAGCCATACTGCGCTACGGACGCAACCTGCTGAAGATGGACGCGTTCGGCTGTACCAGCCGCGGTCAGGCCCACCGTGCCGGGCTGTGGGTGATAAAGACCGAACTGCTGGAAACGCAGACGGTGGATTTCACGCTCGGGTCACAGGGGCTGCGTCACACACCCGGTGACATCATTGAAATCTGTGATAACGACTATGCCGGGACCATGACCGGCGGACGTGTCCTGTCCATCGATGCCGCCAGCCGTACCCTGACGCTGGACCGGGAGGTGACACTGCCGGAGACCGGCACGGCCACTGTTAATCTGATTAACGGCAGCGGTAAGCCGGCGAGCGTGGCCATCACCGCACACCCCGCGCCTGACCGGATACAGGTCAGCACCCTGCCGGATGGTGTGGAGACATACGGTGTGTGGGGACTCTCCCTGCCGTCACTGCGTCGTCGCCTGTTCCGCTGTGTCTCCATTCGGGAAAACACGGACGGCACGTTCGCCATCACGGCGGTGCAGCACGTACCGGAAAAAGAAGCCATTGTGGATAACGGGGCCAGCTTTGAGCCGCAGTCAGGCAGCCTGAACAGCGTTATCCCACCGGCAGTGCAGCACCTGACGGTGGAGGTGAGTGCAGCTGACGGTCAGTATCTGGCACAGGCGAAATGGGACACGCCGCGGGTGGTGAAGGGTGTGCGCTTCAGTCTGCGTCTGACCAGCGGAAGCGGAGAAGACAGCCGTCTGGTGAGCACCGCCATCACCGCAGACACGGAGCACCGTTTCAGTGGTCTGCCGCTGGGGGAATACACCCTGACGGTGCGGGCCATTAACAGCTACGGCCAGCAGGGCGAACCTGCGACCACCACCTTCCGGATTAACGCGCCTGCAAAACCCGCCACCATTGAGCTGACGCCGGGGTATTTTCAGATAACGGCGGTCCCGCGTCTTGCGGTGTATGACCCGACGGTACAGTTTGAATTCTGGTTCTCAGAAAAACGCATCACGAACACGGCACAGGTGGAAAAATCTGCCCGTTATCTGGGGACCGGCAGTCAGTGGACTGTCCAGGGGAGCCGGATTAAGCCGGGGACGGATTTCTGGTTTTACGTGCGAAGCGTCAACCTGGTGGGAAAATCTGCTTTTGTGGAAGCCAGCGGGCAGCCCAGCAATGATGGTGAAGGGTATCTGGAAATTTTCCGGGGGCTGATAGATGAGACGCTTCTGGGCCAGGCACTGAAAGAGCGCATTGATGCTTCAGCGCTGCGTACGGAGGTCACGCAACTGGAAGAAGACATCCGTCAGCGGATGGACACGGATATCGCAGAAGTGACCCGGAAAATCGGGGAGGCGGAAAACAGCCTCACGCAGCTGGTTGCGAAAAAGAATGAGGACCAGACACTGGCCATCGCGCAGGTGAGCCAGAAAGTGGACCGGGTGAGCAGTGAAATCTCACAGACTGTCAGCCAGGGGCAGTCAGAAAATGCCCGACAGATAGCACAGGTCCGCCAGTACGTGGATAAAAAAGGGAGTGAAATTACCTCGACCACGGATAAAAAACTGGGTGACCAGGCCGTGACCATACAGCAAATCCAGCGGGTTCAGTCAGACACGCGCAATGAGCTGAATGCCATGTATATGCTGAAGGTGCAGAAAACAAAAAACGGTATTCCCTATGTGGCCGGGATTGGTGCGGGGATTGAGGATGTTGATGGTCAGACGCTGAGCAGTATTCTGCTGCAGGCTGACCGTATCGCGATGATTACCCCGGAGAATGGCAACACCACGCCGCTGTTTGTGGCGCAGGGGAATCAGCTGTTCATGAACGACGTGTTCCTGAAGCGACTGTTTGCGGTGAGCATCACGTCATCCGGCAATCCTCCTACGTTTTCCCTGACGCCGGATGGCAGGCTGGCAGCCCGCAATGCGGATATCAGTGGAGCCATCACGGCGAATACCGGCACGCTCAATAATGTCACCATTAACGAGAACTGTGTCATCAGAGGGAAACTGTCTGCAAACCAGATTGAAGGCGATCTCGTTAAAACAGTGGGTAAGGCTTTCCCCCGTGACTCCCGTGCACCGGAGAGGTGGCCATCAGGGACCATTACCGTCAGGGTTTATGACGATCAGCCGTTTGACCGGCAAATTGTTATTCCGGCGGTGGCATTCAGCGGTGCCAGACATGAGCGGGAGAATAACGATATTTATTCGTCATGCCGCCTGATAGTACGGAAAAACGGTGCTGAAATTTATAACCGTACCGCGCTGGATAATACGCTGGTTTACAGTGGTGTTATTGATATGCCTGCTGGTCGCGGCCACATGACGCTGGAGTTTTCTGTATCAGCATGGTGGGTAAATGGCTGGTATCCCACAGCAAGTATCAGCGATTTGCTGGTTGTTGTGATGAAGAAAGCCACTGCAGGCATCACGATTAGCTGAATTTTATAACCCCAATACGGGCGCCAGAAATGGCGCCTTTTTTATTGCAGAAAAGCGAGAGGTAATTATGCGTAAATTATGTGCTGTTATTCTGTCCGCAGTAGTCTGGCTGGTTGCCGCTGGTACGCCAGCGAGCGCAGCAGAGCATCAGTCCACACTAAGCGCCGGGTATCTTCAGACCCACACTGATATGCCAGGCAGCGATAATCTGAACGGGATTAACGTGAAATACCGTTATGAGTTTACGGACGCGCTGGGGCTGATTACGTCCTTCAGTTATGCCAATGCTGAGGATGAGCAAAAAACGCACTACAGCGATACCCGCTGGCATGAAGATTCCGTGCGTAACCGCTGGTTCAGCGTGATGGCGGGGCCATCTGTACGCGTGAATGAATGGTTCAGTGCTTATGCGATGGCAGGTGTGGCTTACAGCCGTGTGTCGACGTTCTCCGGGGATTATCTCCGCGTAACTGACAACAAGGGGAAAACGCACGATGTGCTGACCGGAAGTGATGACGATCGCCACAGCAACACGTCTCTGGCGTGGGGAGCTGGCGTGCAGTTTAACCCGACCGAATCCGTGACCATTGATATTGCTTATGAAGGTTCCGGTAGTGGCGACTGGCGAACGGATGCATTTATTGTTGGTATCGGATACCGTTTCTGACAACAGACGCCGATTTATCTTCTGTAAATATTGTTATGATACGCAGGTTCATCCGCCTTATGGGGTGAACTGCGTTTGAGGAAACGTAAAGTTACACTGTCCTGAAGCCCGTGGCGTCACTGCTGCGGGCTTTTTT